GCTGCCTCCTTGTTCCCCGGAGCCCAGTGCTTTGGCTCGTAATCAAGCCAGAGACACTGTTCTTTCGTCATGGTCAGGACGAACATATGAACCCCCGGCGCAAACATATCACGAAGTAGTGCTTCGATCACCCACCCTCCGCGCAGGTTTGTCGCCAGAGCGTGGTCATTATTCGACGCGACAAGGCCGACAGCTTTGCTGCATTTCGACTGAACGAAAATGTAATGAAACACCATCCATAGAAGTTCGCGCGAGCACCAGTGCGGATCGATCCCCGCCTGATGCAACGTCCAGCAATTGCCAAAGAAACCCGCACAGACAAACCCGCCGATAATGTTTCCGTCCTTGTAAGACGCGAAACAATGGTCGCCGTAAGGGTTGAATGTCCCGCCGGAACGGTCCATCACCCACTCGCCGGCCCCCGGCTCGTCTATGCGGATCTCCTGGCTCATTTTTTCTTAGTTGAACTACCGGTTACGCCCAGCGAAGCAAGCTCCGCAGTGATCTCAGCATCGCGCGCCGCCAGTTGAGATCGCACCGCTGTCATGGTTTGGGGATTAGTCGGGCCAGTGTTCTGCACCGTCGCCGGCATCACCATCATCGCCGGCACCGGCCCCATCCCCTTCTCGGGGTCGGGCGGCGGAGGCGGTGCTGGGGCGATCGTCACCGAGTAGAGCGAACCACCGCCGTCGATCATCGCAATCGCCGACTGGACCCGTTGCTGCTCGGCGTGAAGCTGGCTTACCTGCGGGATATCATTGTACTGCGTCATGCTTATCCTCCGTGAAGCTCATCGGCGGGTGTGCATCGACACCGTTGCCTTGGGGCACCTGCGCCTCGAACTGCGCCATAATCACCTGGACCAGCGCGCCCGAATGTTTAAGAGGGAGCTCGCCCAGCCCGGCCATGACGATCTGCCATTGCTGCGCCTCGAGCTTCACCACGAATACCGTAGTAGGGTCAGCGTTCATGCTACTTTTCCTTCCAGTGTTTCGATCCGTCCTATCGCTTCCTGCAGCCCCTTAGCCAGGACCGCGAGAAGCAAGAGTAAGTTTGGCGACTGAATGACGTTCGGCTCGTCCTTGTGCCCCGACGCCGCCGTCTCGGTCAGGGTCTCCTGAAGCTCGTGAGCGACAAAGCCCCATCTTTCAGTGGGGTCGTCGACAAACAACCCGTCGTCGGTAGCCTTGTGGCGGAACGAGACCGGGCGCAGGGATTTGACTTTCTCCCACATCCCCGGCAGAGGCTCGATATCCCGCTTGGTGCGGTAATCGGAGGTAAAAGCGAAAGTGCCGATATTCGAGGCGTCGACCCACAGCTGCGCACCGGGTGCCCAGTCGATGTTATGCACGTTCGCACGGGTCGGGCCTGCCGTCCCGGCCCGCACCGAGAACCCAGTCCCGGCGCTGACACCTGTCGCTGCTGCGAGGCTACCGTTTGACTGGATACCGCTGGCACTAATCGTCGCCAGTTGCGCCGCACCATTGATCGACTGGATGTTATGCGTAGTATTACGGTAGTACGTCTGCCCGCTGCCGATGATCTGCGCGATATTACCAGAACCGTCATATATCCTAATGCTGCCAGCAACACCATCCACCGCTTGAAGACTATTTAGAGTAAGTGAGCCACCTATAAAAGCATTTCCAGTTATGTTTAGTGTAGTGCTCCCAACAACGGCTCCAGTCACACTCAACCCCGCGCTGGCCAACGTCATAAGTGTCGCTGCGCCGCCGATCGTCTGAAAATTATGCTGGGTATTACGGTAGTATGTCTGCCCGCCCCCCAGAATATTCGCTTGATTACCGGCACTGTCGTAAACCACAATGCCCCCGGCGTTATAGGTTAAGGCCGGGTGGGTGTTAATATTAAGGACGCCAGTGGAAGTAAGCCTCATTACTTCCAAGCCGACCGACGCGGTCGTTACGTTAAAAACCAAATCTGCGGGAACAAACGTAGCGGATGCTGCGCCAGTCGAAATGGCGAAGATCGAAGGACCGTTCGCCTGGGCGTTCCCCGAGCCGTACCCGTAAAAAGCAACGGTGCCCAGGCCGTCGCCGGACAATGTCGTCGTCCCACCAGCCCGGCCCTTCTGAAAAAGAAGATAAGCCGCGTTGGCGTCTGGTGCCTGATTAGTTAGTTTAATTTGTGGGTTGAACGAGCCGGCGGAAGTCCCGGTCAACATCGTGCCGGTCGTCGAGGTGATCGTGCCGGTCATCGTCCCGCCGGCCGTGGACAGGTACGGCCCACCCGTGACAAACCCTAGCGACTTAACAAAAGCCGTCGTCGCGACCTGAGTGTTATTTGTCGCCGGTGCCGCGGTCGGTGCGAACACCGCGCCAGATACGCTCAGCGTGCCGTTTATGATGAGGCCGGTCGAACTTCCCCAAAGCTCACCGATAAACTCGTTGGAAGTGCCGAGCCAGCGGATGCTCATACCGCCGCCAAGCTCGATCGCTACCCCGTACCCACCCTGCCCGATAGTACCGTCGAGCGAGTTATACCCGACTACCATCCCCTTTCGGAAAGAGCTTCCGTTGTTACCGATCCATATCGCCGCCGAGGCTTGGTGAACATTCGAGTTCCCACCACCGCAATTGTAAGCAATCCCCAGTGTATAACCGGGCGTACCAAACCCAGTGGGGTAAACGTCGACCACACTGCCGAAGTTGACGATGTCCAGTTCCATGCACTGGTTCGAGCCGCCGTTGACGCCGGCGCTACGCCGCGCCTCGAGATAAGCGGCCCATATGTTCGGGCTGCTGGAACTGAGAGGTGCCGTGGTGTCGTCGTTAAACGCGTAGGCGCTCATGCCTATAGTCGCGCCAGACGGCCCGCCAAAGAACGGCTCGCCGTCGCTCGAGCGCGCGCCGCAAACGACCGCCAGCGTCCCCGATGTGCTGAGAACGTGAAGCTGCGCGAACGTGCCGGTATAAGCCAGATTTTGCAGCTGCGACATCCAGCTGTCCGAGGCATGGCTGCCGTCGCCGCCCTCCACGTTCGACGCCGCGCCGACAAATATCCTGTCGGACAGCCGGGCGGCGTGCGCGCCGTAGTCAGTCCACAGCGAGTTCCTGTTTCCAATGATGCCGTGCGGCGTGTTGATCCCGCCGTTGACGTTGAACCCGGACCCGGTGGGAGTAGCAGCACCGAAAACCTCGACCAGGGTAGCATTACTGGTGTTAAGCCAACGCAGGCTCGCACCCAGCCCCATCTCCAGTGCGACACCTTTGCCCCCAGCCCCTACTGTCGGATCAAGAGCGATGTCCTCGAAGACAAAACCCTTACGAAACACTGCACCGTTTTTGCCGATATACCCAGCCGCCGACGCAGGGGTCACCCCAGTACACCCGCCGCCGCAGTTGAAAGCAATTCCAATGGTGTAACCCGGCCCTTGTAATCCACTGGGGAAAATGTCGGCGACGGCACCAAAGTTATCGATGTCCAATTCCATGCACAGGCTGGACCCGCCGACACCAGCGTAATGCCGGGTTTCCAGATACGCGGCATAAGCGGAAGGCGACAGCCCGGACCCCAACGTCGTATCGTCGTTGATCGCGTACCCGCTGAGCGCAATGTTGCCCCCGGTCACCCCAAGGCCGGCTGCCGGCGAGTCGCTGCTCCTTGTCGCGGCGACAATAGCCAGCGTGCCCGTCGTGCTGATCACGAGGTTCTGCGCGAACTGCTCGGTATAGGCGAGGTTCTGCAGCTGCGCGAGCCAGCTGGTAGGGTAGTTTACCTGAAGGCCAGACTGTTGAGCCGCCGCCGCGCCGATAAACACCCGGTCAGACAGCCTAACGATAACCGCGCCGTAATCTTTCCAGATCGACTTCTTAGTACCGATCGCCGCGTGACTGGTCGTCGTCAGGTCACCGGTGACGGTGCCACCGGTGAGCGGCAAAAATTTCCCGGAAGCATCACCACCAGGAAAAACAATCTGCCCGTTAGGGCTCTGCACCGCGGACTTAGTTAAGATACCAAAATCGATCAGGTCGTTAAATGTCACCGCACGGTCGGCCGGCTTTCCGCGCATCCCACCTAAGCTCTCTACCCCGGCCTTAAGCGCCATGACGCACGCCGCCAGATTATCGGCACCGGTCGACGGCTGCGGAACCGTCGGGACGTTAAAATTGCGCTGTGGATCAGACACCTTTTAGTTCCTCGAGTGTCGACGCCAGCTGGATCGACGTAATCTTTGCCCGCGACACCACCTCGACTTGCCAGTCAAATGCCTTAAAACCTTTCGGTAGCCGGAAAATCTCCTGCGTCTTTGCCAAGTTACACGTCAGCATCACCTGCGACGCCGGCCCCGCGAGGAGCTTGAACGTCGCATTTATGCCGGTCGGCAGCACCAGCGTCGGGTCGCCGTTATCAAGCGGTGGGATCGTATCGGTCGGCGGCAGATCGTATATGTCAAGATCAAGTGTAACCTGTGCCGCGCCTAAACTAATCGGCAGAGGTGTATAATAATGCTTTGAGCGCCAACGGTAAGTCAGCGGTTTTGTATTGGGGCTGTCCCAAAGATAAACTATCTTATCCGCCATCATATAGCAGTCGCCGCTGTATTCGTCGTTCCAAACACAGACGACATTGGCAAAAGTATTAAGATCGATAAATCCAATACGCTGTTCTGAGTAGTCAATTAAGAAGCCGACACCCGTGCCATTGATCGCAAGGTACTGCGCCCGGTGCCGGCACGCGACCAGGTTGGCTGCCTTAAACCGCGTCAGCCATTGGTTCTTGTCGACCATCTGCAACGTCTGGCTCTGCATCGAGTAGCCAGTCAGCTGGATCAGGCCGTTCTGAGAAGCATAATAAATCGCCAAGAGATCAGTAATAATAGACCCGCGTGCGATGCACGGCTCCGGCACTTGGGTCTGCACCAGGATAAAATTATTCGGACTATTCCCGGAACCGACCGAAGGAAAGCCCGTCGTCATTACCATCAGATACTGCTGCCAACCGGTGATGCCGACAACCCCGTAGTGGACGGACTGATCGTAACTCGGCGGCCAAGTATGGGGTCGGTTAGGCTCACAGAAGTGAATTGTATTACCGGTAAAACCGACAAGCATACCCCCCGGCAGCGCCGTCATCCCGTCAAGATAATCGGGAGGGTTAGCCCACGGCGTACTGATCAACGTGTTGTTAACAATGATATTAGTATCGGGTATCGTATCGTCGTAGGTCGACGACCCCGGCAAAGCAAGGTCGACAACCGTATAATACTGCGCGCCGGCAGACTGACTGGTTACTGTACGATAGAGGCGCAGCTTAGTGATCGGTGGGTAATTAGCATCCGACGGGTTCGCTGGCGCAGCTGTAGGCAACCCGGTTATGTGCCAAGTCGCGTCGGACGGACCAGACGCCAGGTTGCTGGTCAAGGACGGCGCACTCTCTTCGCCGAAGGAATTGACAAAGGTATAGACGTAACTGCGGGTGATCGCCGGCACAGAGGTGTCGCCGCCGGTCACGCTAGCGACCGTCGGCGCGGTCGTCGGCTGGTTTGTGCCAAGGTTGTAGGGCGGATGCCCCGCAGCGGTATCCGCGTAGGTCGACCACCACGGGTGCTTATCACCAGGGTTCGTCCAATAGATCCGCATCGTCGTGTCGTTGGCCAGCGGCGAGCGCACGACCGAACTGAACTTTGACGGCAGCGGCAACCAGACGTCACCGGAAGGCCCAGGCAAGCGGTAAGCGCGCTCGACCGGCCCCGGTGTCGCCGACAGATCCTTCAGCACCACCGGCGCCGGCAACCCCGTCAGCGACCCCGAACTCAGATCGCAGTTCAGCGCCTCCTCCGCCATGCTGTTGGGGAGGAGCCGGTCATCGGTGCGAGGGTTCATACCCCCCATACCCGTGATGACCCAGGCGACCAACTACTTCCCTTTCGGTTTTGGCCGCGACTTACCGGCCGTGTTCAAGGCGATGGCGATCGCCTGCTTTGGCGGCCGACCAGCGGCGATCTCCGTCTTGATATTCGACGAGACCGTCTCTCGCGAGGAGCCCTTCTTGAGCGGCATCGGTGGTCACTCCTTGTCGCGTCGCCTACCGTGATGGTCCTCTCTCATCGCATCCTGATGCGCTGGAGTTCGCGGTGCCTGAGCCGCCGGCTCCGGGGGTCGTCGCGACGTCGAAGACGCGCCATCAGCAGCGGGGATCACCACCGCGTTGGATGGCGGCGCCGTGGTCGAGCCGTAGCTGTTGGTCGCCTGGACGACGCAGGTGATGCTGTGCCCTGCATCGCTGGGCTGCACGACGTACTCGCTGCCATATGCCAGCGCCTCGGCGCTGGCGTCGCTGACCCAGGCGCTGGAATAGAGCTTAGGCTCTCCTTCCCAGTTGCCCATCGTGCAAGTCAGTGTCTCACCGACCGCGCCGGTCCCCTGTAAATGAGGCACGTCGACGTTCTTCGGCGGGAGTTCCTCGATGGGGTTGCCACCCTCTTCCGGCGGCAGCGAGTCGAGCATCACCCCATAGGGCACTTGCCCCTCCTCGAGGACGATCTTCACCCCGCCATGCGCCGGGTTGAGGTAAGGGTCGGGAACATTGCCCTCGGTCTCGGCCCAGGTCAGGTAGTCTGTCCAATCCTGGCTGTCGGCCGCGCAGGCGACCCACTTGCCGTCGGCGCGGATCACCCCCGAATAGGGTGGTTGGCCAGAAACAGAGTCCGAAGCGTGCTGGTATTGTGCAGCCATAACTAGCTCCTATGTCCGACTGTCGGGTTATCAGATACTGCCAGCGTAGCTCGTTCCCTTGTTGGGCGCACCCGGCCCCGACCCGCTGTTGTTCTTTTTCGCCAACGCCTTCTTCATCGACTCCGGCGGGCCGGGGTTCTCCGGCCCCGCAACCGGCCGCTGCGGCACAGAGTGCCCCGGCGTGCCGCCCGAGTTGTTGACGGTGTTGTCCACACCAGGGTCGTTGGTCTTCGACCCGCCACCCTTGTAGTACGGCCCGCCGATTTGTCCGTGCATCATAATCCTCCTGCGTCGAGACGATCCGCTATCTGCTGGAGCGCGCGAATGATATACGGCGTGAGACTAGCGTCGTTGATTACCCGCGTGTCGTTTGCGATGGGCGATATAGACACCGCAAGGGGTATCGTTTCCTCGAGTTCCTGCGCGACAAGGCCGCATTCCACTGAACCGGCCCAAGGCATAAGCTCGCGCCCCTTAGCGTTCCACTCGAACGCGCGTACCGGAGTTTGGCGAAGTATCTCCAGAGCATCCACGTCGGTATCGCGGATATTATCCTTGAGACGGACATCCGAATACGAGCTGTCACTATTAAAAATAAAACCGCTGGTTCCGCCGTCTGGGCTGACGCTCAAATGGCCGGTAGTCATACCAAACTGCATGCTATCCCAATCACCGGCCCAACACTCGACGCGCGCACCCTTCGTGCCTCCGCCTAATAGATGCTGGCGAAATACGCCGTTAGCGATGATATCGTTTGCGCAATTAATGTTACCGTTGCCCGCATTGATCGCGATGCCGCCAATGTTACCGCCAACCCCGAGCCACCGGCCAACCGAACAATCCTGTGCGATCGTCGCAACCCCGCCGTCACTAACCGAGAACAATGAGACGTTGCCGGCATAATTCAGCACTTGAAAACTACCATTACCCGAACCCATCTTGACGACAAAATTATTTGCATCGGCAAAGATCAGCGGGCCACCGTTGCCGACGACACCCGAGCCGATATTTGATCCATTTAGATAAATATACCCACTCGTAAAGAAATTAGCCGCGCCCATAGTACCGTTAGCAGTCGCATTACCGTTGGAAAACTGAACACCAAACTCCGGGATACCGGCATAGTTATAAAGAATAAACTCCCCGTTACCGGGACCGCAGCGAAATGCGATATTAGTGTCGTCACCCTGCATCGCCGGCCCAGGCTTTGAAGTATTATTAGCGCCGTTAAGAAAAATAAACCCCTGGTTAGTAGTTATAGTGCCGCCGACAAGTAACGTGGCAGCGACTACTGCGTTATGGTGAACATATAGCCCAGTAGTATTATCCAGTGTCATAAGGTTTATCGGGTCGGGCGTGTCCCATTCAAACGACGGCGCACGGTTAATTGTAATATTGTCGCCCAACGATATCGACTGTCGTCCGCCAGGAGCGTACATAAAATTATACGCTACAGGATTTGTGACGGTATTTACGATAAGTTTGTTAAGAATATACAAACCTTGGCTACTTAGCAGGGCATCCTGACCGCCGGTATTATTAAGCAACAAAATACCGGCATTACTCGTCCCTTGCTTAACCACAAATCCGGTCTGATCGGCATAGATCAACGGACCGCCAGCGCCTACAGTGCCGGCGCTGGGCGGACAGCCGTCCATGCGGATGATGTTGCCGGTGATGTTGAGATTGCCGGCCCAGCCACCGGAATAGTTAAATTGATGGTTGGCTGTATCCAGCGACCCCATCGTCGCCCAGTCGCTAGCGACATATGTCGTTGCTGCCTGGTTAACCGCCACTATGCGCAACGCTGGCGGAGCGACGCTGATATCCAGCCACTGCTTACCTAACATAGCACCGCCAGCCAACCCCGAGGGCGGCACGACGCTGCGAGACAACTCGAATGTGACGCCGAGTTCTGCGGCAGTCAGCCGGTCGTTAGAGGCAAAAGGGTAGTGGTGTCCCATCTTTCAAACCTCACCCGAGGAAGGCGTAGCGGCTCGCCAGGATTATCCAGTGTGCCCCAGTCCACTCAAAAATCAAATCGTCGTAGCTGATATCGCTGACAAAACTTGCAACAGTGTAGATCAGATCGCCAGGTGCTCCAGAATAAGTGATAGGGTAAGTCGCAGCGTTGCCACCAATATCGACCGGAGCTACTCTTTGTAGTTGGGTCGGAGTAATCGGCAAGGTAACGGTGATCGGCGCACCCGAAGTATTATTAATGTATACCCGCCCGTTGTAACCCATAGGTATGGTCTGGCTGCCGTTGACAATGATCGGCTGCGTCGCGGTGATATCTGGAGCCGAGGCCGAAACCATATCGGGATTAAGCGGCACCTCGATCTTAACCAGACAATCCACTTGCTTACGCCGAGGCTGTGCCGCCGACGAGGTTGCCACCACCGAAACCACGTAATTCAAACCCGGCGTCCCGGCGGAGACCCGCACCTGCACCTGGGTCGCCGACAGGGCGATCGCCGCCGACTGGATCATCAGTGGGTAGGTATCGGGCGGCGGCTGGGTGACGCTAGTATCGTCGAGCGGGTAGTCGTTCTGCCAGGGCGGGACCGGCACCGCGCCCTCGAGCTTAACCGCCGGCTGCGCCAGCGCGCCGATGGTTTCACCCTCGTTGAGCCAGCAGCTGAAGTCGAAAATCAACAATGTGACGTCGAGGTTCTCCTTAGTGACCGGCCCAAACGGCTGAACCGTATAGGGCATCACGCTGAAGAAATAGTCGCCGCCGCTACTGCCGTCCATTGGCGTGCCCCCCGCGGGCGAAGTAAGGGTATGACCAGCTGGACCCGCCGCGCACATGCCATGCCTGCGCTTCGGCCCGCGCACTCGAGCAGCCGCCGCGGTAAGCAGCGGCGTGAAGATGCGCGGCGTTCAGGTCCGAATAGGGTTTCCCCGGTTGCATGTAGAGGCGGTAGAGAACCCCGTCCAGCAAGGTCTGGAAATAGGTCGTCCACACATCGTAGGGCAACGGCGTATTGATGCTCACCGGCTTCAGGGCCAGCAGCGCCTCGCCATTACGCGTTGTGTCCGGCGGCGGCGACGTCAGGTCGCGGATACGCCCCGGCGGCTCGAACTTGACCCGGCCCAACCCGCTGAACTCGAGGAACCGCGACACGCGCCAGTCCTGGTCGTAGGGGTCAAAACTCATCGTCACGACACCGGGATCCAACCGCCAGTAAACATGCTCCCGGCGGTAGGTCGACCGCATGTAAAAATCCTCGATGGTGTTCCACGTCACCATCATCAGGACGTCGTTGAGCAGCCCCGGTATCAGCGCGCCGACATTGTCGAACAGCCGCTCGACGTCGGGCGCACTCGACAGGTAGCCGGGTAGCTCGCAGATCGGAGTGCTGCTCACGACTTCACCGACAGGATCTGGTTGACGAACTTGTTCATCATCGCCACGGCGCGGCCATTATCCGCGTAGGTGTCCTCGGTAATCTCGCTGCGACCGACGACGTAAAAAAGCAACGGCGAGTAGAAGAACGTCTCGTCGATCGGCAGCGCGGTGTTCGCGTCGGCCGGCAGGGTGTATTGCGGTACGGACTTACGAAGTCCGTACCCAAGGAACGCGTCCGGCCGCTTCTGCCGGACCTGAAACATCGCGTCGTTCAGCGCCGCCACGAGCTCGTTGTCGGGGAAGCGTGCCTCACCCGAAATCGGGATCGAGTCGTTGAGCAGCTGACGCGCCTCAACGATCAAACCGCCGATCGTCTTCGCCATCTCAGCGTATCCCAGGAACAAAAAGAAATAGAGTTAGGAGCACGACAGCGATCCATGCCAACCAGCTGCTCGCCCAGTTGAAGGCTGTCACCTGCGGGATCGGCATCAAACTGAGAAACCAAAGGAATAGATCTACGACCAACAAAATTTCGATAATCATCTCGGGGCCTCCTAGTCGTACCGGGGGGGCCGAAACCCCCCGGTACTACCGGTAATACCAAGTCCGATAGTCGGACTTTCGCCTCACGACGGCGCGACGTAAAGCTCGGCGAGCGCCGTCCCGTCGATGACCTTGTAACCATAGACCTGAAGCCCGCGGAGCAGCGTGCCAAAGGTCGACTCGGAACGCAGGGTCTCCATCTCGCTGATCTGCGAGGCGAAGGTAAGCCCTGCCTTGTGCCCCGCATAGATCCGCGTGGCATTGTGGGTGCCGTCTACCACCACCGGCAACAGGTTCGACGAGTACAGGGTGAACCGGTCGATCATGCCCAGCCGGCCATTCCTGGCCAGCGAGACGCCATCACCCGAGATGGAAGCGTCGCGCAAGTCCGATTTCTTGATCATCGAGCCGATCCACGGCGGGATGATGATCCAACGCCCCGTCTCCGGGATGTTGTACTCGTCGAGCGCCTGGCCGGCATCGATGATGTGATCGACGATGTCGGCTTTGGTCGGGATGATCGGCGTCCCCGTCGCCCCCAAGTTGATGTTGTTGGAAATGATCCCGGCCGTCGCGCCCTTATTTTTGGCGGTAATACCGGCGTCAATCCCCGTCAACACCCCCTGATCGATGACAATCTTCATCTGCTCCGAAGCGTCATCGGCCCACATCGACAACAAGTTCATGTCGCTTTGCCGCTCCATGATGTCGTCGAGCACCAGGTTAAAGTACTTCGCATAGTCGATCTGCAGTTCAACCGTGGTCGCCGACGGGCGGTCAACGGTCAGCTGCTGATCAAGGGTGTAGTCCTTGATCGTGATCGTGGGCTTGGTGCGGATCTTCACCTTGTCGCCCATGTTCTTGATCTCGCCCTCGTAGTCGGTATTGCTGATCGCGGCGAGAACCGTCGCCGAATAGAACTTCTCGATCAGCTTTCCCGACCATATCTCGGGGACGAAGACACCAGTCGCCGGCGACCCCGAATAGGTGGGATTAGCGGCAGAGCCCGAATAGGGCGTACCTTGGGTAATAGGCATGACGATCCCCCGCGGGACGCCGCGCCGGTACTCAGCCGGTCAGGGCGTCCGAGTCAGTTACGGACACGCCCTTCCGCAGCCGCCGCGAGGATATCTGTCTCCAGACGTTCGGACTCAGCCTCCCGTCCACGCCATCTTCCTAACGTGCGATCGCGGTAGAACGTAGCGATCTCGCGGTTAGTCCAGATGCGCCTGTCGGGAGCGCCGCCTTGACCTGGTGTTCCGGCTGACCGGCCAGGTGCAGCAAAGTCTTCCAGACGCATCCCAGCCGTCCCGTTGCCGGCGTGACCGTTTGGGGCGGGCGCCGGTGGCGGGGTGTGGCCGTTTGTGCCTGGGTAGGGACTTGCTGCGGTCTGCTCGCGGATAAACGCCTTAAAAAACCTGCCAGTGCGGACCGCATCCCCACTGGCATAGGCATTGGAAAGCATTTGATGTTTTGATACCCCGGCATACTCGTCGAGCGCCTGGAGCCACTGCAGAAAGGCCGGGTCGTCGTTAATGACCCGCCATCTTCCCCGCAGTTCAGGGTCGTCATCGAGCAGCGCGTCGACGCGATTGGCTTGCGCCACGGTCTCGACACGCTCCGACCGGCCCTTTAATCGTTCAATCTCGTCCTGCATCGCCTGCAGGCGCGGCGCCACCTCGGCCATCGCCCAGCGGCGCGAAGCGTTGACCATCTCCGGCCCGTAAGTGTCGATATCCTCGTCCGGGACTTCCGGGTTAAACGGCGGCGGATGGATCTCCGGCCGCGCTGTCACCGGCGCCGGCGGTGCCGACTGCATCGCCGCGAGCACCCGCTCGAGCCCCTGGACCTGGCCGCGCAACTGAGGAAGCTCGGTATCGTACTTGCCCTGCAGCGTGCGGTAACGCTGCTCCCAGTCCTCTGGCGAAGGGCTGGGAGCAGCAGGCCCTGGCGGGCTGTCCCCCAACGAACCCGGCACGGGCGTCCCGTCGTCACCGGAAGCAGACGAAGCGTCATCGCCGCCGCCAAAAAGTTCCTGCTGAAGCTCCTCGGCACGCCTCGCCTGCCGACGCACCGCTTCCGGTATCGGCGGTTCGTAATTCTGCGCCGTGCTCTGCGGCGTGTCGGTATCGGTCTCAGGCATGGGCTTTCTCACGCCGCACCACAGGCGGCTTTACGACGTGCCCCGGCGTCGTGTTCTGTTCCGCCGCCATGATCACCACGAGGAGATCACGGAAGGCGCGGGCATAGGCGATGTTGTCGGTGCGCTGGTCGCCGGCCGGCGCGTCGAGCGCCTGGTGGAAGAACCGGTTGGAATGGTCCTCCACACAGGTCACAAAGCGCCGCCAGCTGCTGTCGTTGCGCAGCCGCTGGATCGCTTCGTAGGTCTCGCCGTCGAGCGACAGGGCCATCAGTAGGATCCACCCGACATGTCGTCGACCCCAGGCGGCTGCTTGCTGTACTGCTCGGCCATGTGCTGCATCGGGTCACCGCCGGTGATCGTCGAGCTCCCGCTGCCCTTCTGGCCGACAAAGCTGCCGTGGCTCTGACGGGCGATGCGCTTACCCATCCGGCCGCTGACCCCGGACGGCTGCCCCATCCCGCCGCTGCCGTACCCGGCCAGCGTCGCGATGCTGGGCAGCGAGGTGTAGGCGCTGCCGGACGGTCCCGACGCCATCACACGCCTCCCACCCGGTAGTCGGTCGCGGCAACCTTCTGCGGGTTAAACGGCGCATCCTGGGTGTCGGCCGGCTTAGAACCGCCCTTGGGGTAAGAGCGCGAGCTCCCGGTCGGGCCGCTGCCGCTGTTGCTGCTGTCCTCGGCGCTGTCGTAGCCGCCACCGCCATTGCCGCTGCTGCCCCCCGAAATCATGTCCATCGACTTCGAGGTGAGCCCCTTGTCTTTGCCAAAAGCTGTCGTGCTGGCCATTGTCTTGTCTCCTACTGGGTAACCGTGTTGACCTGGGGGGCGATGTCCTGGAATGACGGCGGTCCCGGCCGCGGCGCCTGGTTGCCCTGTGCCGCTGCAGCAGCCCCAGGCGCTGGGCCTAGCCCCGGCAGTCCGCCGCCTGGCGGGCCACCAGGACCACCTGGGCCTGGCGGGCCACCAGGCGGACCACCAGGTTTCCCTGGTTGGCCAACCGGCAAAGCCCCACTCGCCTGTGCCTTAAGCATCGCCGCCTGCATCTGCTGCTGAGCCTGCTGCTTAGAGATCAGCGCCTGGTCGTCCGGCACAACGTCGTCCGGCAGGCCCAAATTCTGCGACAGCGCGCGCAGCACCCGGCCGCGGCCGACCGGACCGATAATCTCAGTGTCAACCGGGTTCGCAGTGATCTGCAGGAACTGGAGTTGTTTCTGTTGCTCGGTCTCTTTTTGCATCGCCACGACGACGCCGTTGACCTTGACTTGCTCTTCGCCGGTCAGAAGCCCGGTCTGGTCGGTCAACATAATCATGTCGTAGAGCGACTGCAGCACGCCGCGGATGATGTCGATATCGACGTTCGACGCGACCGTCTGGAGAACCTTAGTGGCGTTGCCCATCAGCATGGACAGGCCGGAAGCTGTTCTCCCAGCCCCACCCTTCAAACTTTCACCAGTGATATACCGCGGGATCGCCGAGATATCATCCGACAGCCCACTGATCGAAGTGTAGATCCCCATAAGTTCCTGGGCATTGGAGCTCGGCTGGAAGAAGTGGACCGGCTCGCGCTGGTTGCCCAACGGGTCGGACACCGTCTTCCACCGCTTCCAGGGGTAGAGCGTATCCTCGTTGGTTGTCGGATCGAGCAGTTCGGTGTTGATCACCACCTGCGGGCCCGAAGCTATGCTCATGTTGTTGACCAGCGAGCGCAGGGTCGCGTTGGCGACTTCCTGTAAATCCTCAAGGATGTCAGGTAGTCCGTGGCCCGATACGGTCCCCGGTACCTTCTCGAAGCTGGTCAGGTAGTAAGGATGCCGGTGGCGCGGGCTCGGCGTGATCTGGGTCTTGATGGTGTGCCGGCCGACAACCCAGGTCTGCACCATGTAGTCACGGTCGAGGTCCGGCACGTCGACCCCCTGGTCAACCAGCATCCGCCCCTGGACATTGCCGTGAAACTCGATCCCATCGATCATGTGCGACTGGTTCATGCTCGGACTTTCCTTGCCCGAGTTGAGCGCCGCCTCGGTATCCGGCGCGTCGAGCCAGTCGCGCAGCCCCTTGCCGTAATCCTCGAGCGCGCCGCGCACCGCCTCTTCGTTATACCCCGGTAATCCCAGGCAATCGTTGAGGTCGGCACGCGTCAGCTTCTTGCGCTCGATAACCTCGGCATCCTCGAAATACGCCGCACCGGGGGTCCAGTAGAGGTTGAACGGATCAACCCGCTCCCAAAACATCTGAGGGGTCACCTGCATCGTCGGCTGGCGGTTCTGCCACACCAGCTTAGGCACCATGCGGACCACCGGGCCCTTGACGCAGGCAAAAGGAAACAGCGAGATGTCGACCAAAAACTCAGCCAGTGCGTCGTAAAACCCGCCGCTAACTAGCATGTCGTCGATCTTGTCGGCCGCGGCGTCGGCCTGAACCATCGCGTTGCGCCGCGCCGTCTGCTGTGCCGCGCGCACCAGGTTCACATAGCGCATATGAACCTGGTCGGGGTCGATCGGCTGCCCCGCCTGGTGCAGCCCCGCCGCCTCGGCGGCCAGGGTCTGGGCGATCGACGTCATGATCCCCGCCGGCACCGGCGGGTCGGCAACCGGCTCGATATCCCACGGGCGGTCGGGGCCCATATAGACGTCGCGCAAGAGGCTCGTTGCCCCGCGGCACTTAACCGCGACCATGCGCGAGTAGACCTCGGACCCGCCAAACTTGCGGATCTCAGCTAATTTCGTAGGGTCGTACTGCCCCTCGAACATGCGCTGCGCGCGCAGGAGCCGATCATTGAGCGGGTTCTGCCCGCTATTCCTATGATTTCTGAACGCCTCCCAGCGGCGGCGGACGTAGGCACCCAGGTCGTCTGGCAGCTGGGGCCGGTTGCGCCGCGAGAGCTCGGCCAGGTTGGCCGCGTCGGACGCATCGAGTTGGGCTGGGCTGACGACACGCAGAAAACCGCCCCCACCACCGATCTGCCGGTACGGCATCGCGGGCGAGGATGGACCCGGCCCCGGTACGGGAAGCGCAGGAGGCAAGCGGCTTTCCCCTATAAATCCGACTGTCATACATATAGACTAGGAATACTTCCTATTGCAACCGTGCCAGTAAAACCTATGGCAGACCCTTTGACTAATCAGATAGATACTATCGTCGATAGGGTTATCGTATTGAACGACAACCCAGATTTAGATGACGCCTTAATATTACGTCTGCAATTTGATCTCGCCGCCAAAATCCACGACTACAACGAAATCGCCATCCGCTACGGTCTTGGGACCGACGACCGCCTGTTTTTCTACCTGGCGCGGCACCCCGATATTGTCGCCGGGGTCAAGAAAATGAAGGCGATGTTTGAAAGCGAACACGGGGTCGAGGGGCGGATCCGCCTTAAAGCGATGGAAGCGACGGAGCGCCTCGTCGCGCCGATCGCCAACCTAGCGCTGGACGGCAAGGTTAATGCCCAACAGAGAATTGATGCCCTCAAGCAGCTGTCTCGTATAGCTGGAGTTGACGGGCTCTCAGGGGGCAAAGACGCGAAGGGGCTCCCCGGCGGCGCCGCCTTTGTCCTCAATATGTTTTTTGACGAGACGCCGACGCGGTTCCAAGGAACCGCGGTCATTAACCCCGATGAGATCCCCGGTCCACCACAGGGTGGTGGAATAACTGACCCCGACGATGACGTCTTCGACGTTGTCGAAGACGACGTCTGATGGATTACCGGCCGCCGCCCACAGTCCGCCGGTTTATGCTCGATGATGCGCACCGCATCAGAACCCTTGTTGGCCCACTTGGAAGTGGGAAAACAATGGGCTGTATTATGGAGCTCCTCAAAAGGGCCTGTAGTCAGCGCGCTTATAACGGTGTTCGATACACGCGGTTCGCGTGTATCAGAAATACCCTACAACAACTCCGCCAAACAGTACTGGCGGACACGATGCAGTATCTCGGCCCGGTCGCGCACTACTACACGACCGATAGCACCATTCAGGTCAGGCTACATTTACCTGACAGAACGTCTGTCCACTCGGACTGGATGTTAATTCCTTTGGACACAAAGGAAGATGTCCGCAGGTTGCTGTCATTACAGTTGACAGGGGCTTGGGTTAATGAATTAAGGGAGGTACCCTTTGATATCATTAGACCATTACTTGGCAGGTGCGGGCGGTACCCAAGCCGGGCCCTAGGAGGGGCCTCTTGGCGCGGGATAATCGCCGACACCAACCCGTGGGACACCGATAGCCAGTATCACGACCGGGTCGTGCTCAACCCGCGGCCGGCGTGGTGCCTATACCACCAGCCCTCCGGCCTGGTGCCGGGGGCGGAGAACACCGAGAACCTTCCCGAGGGGTATTACGACGAACTCATGGAGGACAAGGATATCGACTGGGCCTCGGTCCATGTCGAGAGCCAGTGGGGGTCGTCAAATGCCGGCCAGGCGGTCTTTAGAAAAACCTTTCATGCAGAGAGTCATGTCAAGGACATGAAGGTAATTGTTAACCCAAACAAACCAATCATGGTGGGGTTAGACTTTGGCAGAACACCCTGCGCTGTCATAGGGCAACACGATAATTTTGGTCGGGCGATCATTATGAAGGAGATCGTCACCGAGGGGATGGGTCTCCTTCAAATGATCCAGGAGCACCTTAAGCCGGTGTTGTATAGCCCGCCCTTTGCCGGTAAGCGGGTGTTTGTGGTGGGCGACCCGGCGGGCCGGCAACAGTCGCAGACGCGAGAAGAAACGCCTTTCAGCATACTGAAAGACGAGGGGTTCCTCGCGTATCCCGCCAGCACCAACAATATCGATATGAGACTTCTCGCAGTCGAGAAGTTACTACGGCAAACAATCATGGGGCAATCTGCCCTCCAAATAAGTCGGGAGGGCTGTCCTATTTTAGTAACTTCTCTTGGTAATAAGTACAGATACCGCCGTCGGCGGGATGGTGTTCTGGATGATGTTCCAGAAAAACTACATCCCTGGTCGGACATCTCCGATGCCCTGCAGTATTTCTGCCTGGGTACCCAAAGTAACCTGACCGGGCGGGTGATGATGCGCGAAAGAAGGGTGCTCAACGCAGCCGCGGCGCCGTTTAGTGCGGCGGCATGGACGTAAAAAAGGGAGAACTAATGGACAAGTCGACTTTCGAGTACCTCAAGCCGACCGACGATCAGATGGCGGCGATGAGCAATATGCGCGAGGTGTTTGCCAGAACTGCAATCGATATCGACCTACTAGTGCCGGACGGCCCCGACAAGACCTACCTCCTGCGCAAGCTCCGCGAAGTTGCGATGTGGGCCAACATCGCCATTACCCGCCACCCTGACGGAACCCCCCGATCTTAAAAGGAGAAGACAATGGCCGGACGTTTATATTACCAAAGGATGATCGCCCTTTCGCCCACCCCGGCAACCCGCGCGACCCAGCTGGCCGCGGACACCATGCTGTGGACTTACTGCCTGCACTCCCTTTACAGGCAGTACGTTAATCTCTTTGGGGTTGCACCGCCGATCCCGGCACCGGGTCCGCTGCCTTGAGCGTAGGGGTTGAGCGTCTGTCGCGCCTAATGGGTGGCGTGACAGTAAGGGCGAAGCCGGCTGCTTTTGGCGACTGGGAGCTCGAGGCCATTCTCGATAACGGCCGGTACGTCCACTGGCGCATGACACCGCGTGACCTTGAACTCAGCGATGCCGAGCTCGAGGTGAAGTTTGTCACGCCTGTGCTCCAGGCGGGGAAGGAATGAACGATGGCAAAAGACGAAGCGGCGGTAGAAGCCGAGATCCAGGCGAAGGGGCTTAACGCGCCGCGGCTCAACCCCCAACATATCGACGATCAGATCATCGCCGAGCAGTTTCATGTTTTTATCGGCACGGTCACAACCGTCTGCTGCCTGACCCTGCAGAATGGCTACACCGTGATCGGCAAGAGTGCGCCGGCCTCGCCGGAGAATTTTGACCAGGAGCTCGGTCAAAAAATCGCCCGCGCCGACGCAAGAGATCAGATCTGGGCGCTCGAGGGGTATCTGCTGCGCTCTAAGCTATGACCGGACATCGCCACATGCACGTCAGGGGAGCCAGACCCATGACCGACGACCAGAAGCCCGACGAGGACGCCATCGCCGCGGGCGTAAACGGCGCGCCTCAAGGTCGCTGCGACACGACCCTAACCGAGCGGTTCGCCTATCCTGGCTGTAAATGTGGAACATACGAGGGCAATCTAGGTCCATGCAAAACATTTGAAACGGGCGCGTCAGACCGTTGCGTCTACTGCGACCACGGCCGCGAATGCCATGACGCCATCCTTAGCGCGGCGGAAAAATCATGTTGAACGTTGTCCGCACCCCGCCCGCCGAGGGGATCGTCGAGTATCTCGAGAGGTTACTAGAACAGGCGAAGGATGGTGAGTTGTCGACCGTGTTCGTGGTGTCCTTCAAGGCGGGGGACAGCACCTGGCTGTCGGTCGAGAAGGGCGTGCGGCTGGATAGGCTCAGAGCGATCGGCGTCCTCGAGTGCATGAAGCTGGATTTGATGCGCTCGATGGATGTTACCGAGTGATAGGATCCGATGGACAACCACGATCGCCTGATCTGGGCGGCGTTCGCCGCGGTGGCGGTGCTGGTCGTGGTTACCGGCCTGGTGGTCTTTGGCAGTATCTTTTTCGCCCCCGGCAGCGACGCCACGGTCCGGCAGATGATCGAAGGGCGGATCATCTCGAGGGCGCTGGTTATCTTCCTGATCGTCCCGACGATAGCACTGCTCTGCCTGCAGGACAGGATCAGCGGCGAGGCTGCCCTGGCCGCGCTCTCGGCGATCGCCGGGTACATCCTCGGTAGCGGGCCCAGCCCCGGTCAGTAAGTGAGGAGGGGCAGGGTGCCTGAAGGTTTCCACTGCCCTAACTGCGGTTTGGAAAAGACCAAGGTGGTCAACACCAAGGCGTGGCTGACCAACCGCGCATCGTCGATCGCCCGCCAGCGCAAGTGCCCGCGATGCAATAAGGTTTTTCATACCGTCGAGCGGATACATGAGCGTCCGAGCCGTAAACTTACGGCTCGTAAAGCCTCGCAGATCCGCGACGCCCATAACAACGGGGCGTCACAGGCGTCGCTTGCGCGAGACTACGGGGTCTCACGAAAGACTATCTATAACGTGGTCAATAACGATCAGTGGTTGCCCTTCACCTGATGCGATGCGTCGGCGGCTTCTCGGCAGCGTATTTGGTATCAACGACGAAACCGCAGATCGTACAATTTTTCAGTGTATCGTCCGGGCGGCATGCCTTGTTTGCCGCCAATCCTGCGAGGCATAGGCCAGACGGTTCCTCGCGTTGAATTTTCCCGCACCAGGGGCAGAACTTCCACTCCGCTTGCATGCCGTTGTCGCAGCGGCCGCAGCGATAATCGTTTGGCGGAAGCTGTTTAGTCATCCTATACCGTGCGATCCTCGCGGGTCCACTCCTTGCGGTTGTAAGGGGTGATGTAGGCGAAGGGTAATTTCCGGTCTGGCGGGTCGTCCCAATATAAACGCGCGATCAGGTACCCTTCACGGGTACCTTCAAATGGGTTCTCGAGGCGGCCTATCTTGCCGGCGCGATCGCGCCAAGGAGTGTGGTACCCGGTGTAAACCCAACGCTCTCCGGTCTGTACCTCGAGCGGCTGGCTTGTCTGGCTTACGGAGCTCGCCTTTCGCCTCGGCATCGAGAGCACCCCCACGTCCAGGGTTTTTATCCGAGGCATAATATAACTCTCGGACTTACCGGGGTAAACAAAAACCCCCGCCCTGCTTCGCGCAGGGCGGGGGGTGCCGATCACGGGGGCGGAGCACCGGTAACCATCGATGAAAACCCCCCACCGGCTGACGGGGTTAACGCACTCGCCGTCTTGCGTTGTCCTATATACCGGCGGGCTCTTTGCGTTTGTTGTTTTTCTTCTTCTTCTTCCTCTTAGCTCGAGCGGCTTCCACCACTGCGACGATCTGCGCCCTGGTCGCGAGGGTCGCGAGGTATCTGGCCTCAGCTTCCTCGACGACTTTTACCAAATCGTCGGAAGGAGTGTAAAATCGTACTTTGTTTATGGTTTGACGTTTTTTAGAACCTCCCCGGCGCACCTCATCGCGCATGATCAAGTGCCCGGTCATCACGCGATGACCGAGCACAGAGTCGACCGTAGGGGTGGCCACATCAAGGTATGTGGCCACGACGTGGCGGACCGGGAAGGGTTTACGCCCTTCCCGGTGCAGTTGCACAATAAAGGTTAAGATCTTTGCCGCGGCGAGCGGCGGCCTCTGCATGCCCTCGTTCTTAAGGTACGCGAGTACTGCTTCGGTCAGGGCATCCGGCACTTCTGGAAATTCTTCCAGGGGTGTGGTCCGTGGCCACTGGTCCGGCGGTATACTCTCTTCTATCATAGCGATCTTTCCCCTAAACCGCTGTTTCTGAAAGCTGTTTGTAAGACTGTCTTATTATTAAGTTGCGTTCTGCGTATTTATGCAGCGCTGTGAACGATGTCTGGGGGAAATCCTCACAAAAATTTGATGCGACATTCTGTCCTAGGACTGCGGCGGTTGCCGATTTGCGCCGAGGTTAAGTGGGGCCGCGAAAATAACCGGTAAGACATGACATAAATCATAGCGTTATCGACCTGGGTTTCCCGGTGGTTTGCCCATACAGTCAAACCAGCCGACAGTACCTAATAATATGGTTACTGGTTTACAAATACGCATGGCCCGAGCCGCCTTGGGCTGGTCGATCGTCAAACTCGCGAGTTTGACGGGGGTCAGCGTGTCGGCGATCCAACGCGCCGAGCAGGCCGAGGGCGTGCCCTCGATGCGCGCGACAAGTTTGTTCAGGATTGAACAGGCGCTGATGAGTGGTGGCGTTGTCTTTGTCGGCAATGCCGACGAAGACAATTTGGGGCCCGGTGTGCGTCTGCGTAAGTAAAGCGGAAGCCGCACCTGCTGGGGCAAGTGCGGCTCCCTGACCGGCGTGTCCTGGGGGGTGGGGGGCACCGTCCCTAGGCTGCACCGGTTTGCATAAGGGACAGCTGCGGCCCCTCACCCCTCTCCTCGCGAGCCATCGCCCTACCCGCGACAGATAGAAGATCCTCCGCGAGGTGTATCGCTTGGCGCCAGGTTATCTCGACGCAGCAAGCACCGGTGCTTGCTGCGTCGACGGGTGTAGGTTCCTCGGGGTAGATGGTCAACGCGAGGCGGTGGCCGTTATCGGTGGCGATAGCACGGCCTTTCATCTTTTGGAACCAGGAGCAAACGCGTAGTAAATTAACTTTCTCGTAACAGGTCTATCATGCCAGTCGATAGTACCGTTATCGTTTAGATAAAGGTGAAAGATGTAGCCGCCGTACTGGTTGGCGAACTTCCAGGCGTTGGCCATTGTCGCGGAGAACTCCAATGACACACATTGGACACCGATGCCGGTGTCGTGGTCAAAATAAAAGTCATCACCGCTAAGTCCTTCACCCCGCGAGGTGAAATTTGAATAGTCACCGGTGACAATAGCCAAGCCGGATCTGCTGCCATGCTTAGCGAAGGCTTTGACAAACTGTGACAGCGGGCGACGCGAGGCGCGCATGAACATAAGTTGCGGCGGCGCGAGGTTGGAGTTGTTCACCAGAAGATCGATCGGGTCCGCCGGACCGATAATGAAATCGGTCCGGCCGGCATGGGTGAACGCCGCACGGAGATCGTCGGCCTGCCCCAGATAGCGGGTCCGCAGGCCAAGATAGGCGGGCCACACCGCCGCGAGGTAGGTGGTTGGGGTGAGGTCGCTGGGGAGCGAGGGCTTGGCCGCGACCAGGGAGCCCATCGCAAACACGTCGGTCACGCCGCTCTCGAGGCAGACCTGGTAGAAATTTTCCAGCTGGAGTGGGTGAGCGGTGGGCCCGCCGAGCCGAGGGTGTATTAAAACCCCGAAGGAAATGAAGCCGTTAGGAGCCGCGAGGAGAGAGAACTCTCTCCTCGCGGCGCAGGGGTCGGTAATGGCGTGGTCCACAGTCAACTGCCTCCCCCTTGTATGATGTTCTGATTATGACGCCTACAGCACATAAGTTAGGGGCGGATACAGCGGTTGGCAAGGCTGAATGTCCGAAGGTGATAATCATTAATAAAGATAAAATGTTGTGGGGTTGAGGCGTTTTAAAGGCCGCTGAGTGGGGGGAAAGGGGTTTGGGGTACCGGAGGTAGCCGGAAAGGGTAGATCGCACTCAGCGGGCACGGGGCGCGGTCCTGTGGCCGATCCGCAGCCCGACGGTCCTGCCGATCCGCAGCCCGACGGTCCTACGGGGCGTAGTGGTGCGGGCGTGGGGGCAGAGGGTTTCGAAAATGGAGATCTCGTGGCTGAGCCTAGGGTGTGGAGGGGGGCGGGGGGCCGGGCCTTGGACAGGTGGCCGGTGGGGGGCCGGGTGGGGGGCTGTGAGGCTCGCGTTGGCCGTCACGCGTCACGGTACTACCAGTAGTACGGCCATATAAACCGGCATCCGGTATGGGCACTCATGCCCATCAACCGGAGCACCATCAATGTCAGTGTTACCAAACCTCGAAACCGCCGCGCCGGAGATTGCCGCTATCGGCAATCCCATTGGCGCGATCAGTCAGACGGTGGAAACCGTCATTCGCGACGCGCTGTCAGCCGACGCAAAGGCGGTTGCCGCTCGCAAGGTCGCGACCGGCCAGCGCAACAAGGCGTACAGCGTTCGCGAGGCAATCATGCTCGCGATTGCCGCTGCCTCCGCCTTGCGCGGCTGGACCGACGCGGAAATCGAAGCGGGCGTCGAAGCGGGCGCAACCGCGCACGCGACCAAAGAGGGTAAGGCCGCGATGAAAGCGGCCAGCCTGAAACCGCTTAAGGCGCTTATGAAGCACGCCGCGCGCTGCCGTGCGGAGGCTAAGACGCTTCACGCCACAGCCGAGCGGCTGTGGGGCGCGGAGGCAGAGGTCGAAGATGGCGAAAAGCCGATCAAAACCGCCTACAAGCGGGAAATCTTCTTCTTCGATCGCTTGTTACAGGATCACCTAGCGGCGATGCCGCTGTCGGATGACGCGATTATCGATCGCGCTCGCGAGAATGATCCGAAATTCGACCCGAAACTCGCCGCGCGGAAGATCAAAAGCATGGTCGCGGCGATGCGAGCGGTTTACGGTTTCTTCCCCATTGATGACATTGCGCTGGCCGCGACAGCGTTTGAGGGGATCACCGAAAAGGAATTGCGCGCGGCATGGGAGCGGCGCGTGACCGATACCGCCAGCGCACAAGTGCCGGAACCGGATGACAGCGACGATACCGCCCCCGTAGACATCGGCGATGCTATCGACGCTATCTCACGGCAGGCAGCCTAGCCTACACTTCACTACCAAGGCCCACCGGAGCGATCCGGTGGGCCTTCACTTTGCCCAATGCTGCTATGGTAGCAGCATCGTAGGACACCATACGCTAGCGCTGGCCACGGTTCAGCGCTGGTATATGCTGTCAGGATACAATGCCGTACACAGTACCATGCCAGCACGTTGTTGCTGCGCTCGTACCAGCACGTTGTTGCTGCGCTCGTACCAGCACGTTGTTGCTGCGCTCGTACCAGCACGTTGTTGCTGCGCTCGTACCAGCACGTTGTTGCTGCGCTCGTACCAGCACGTTGTTGCTGCGCTCGTACC